TGGAAACTCCATGACGGAGCTTATGCGTGAAAAACTTCTTCAACTCTGTACAGAAGCTGAATCCATCCTTACGCCGAAAGACGATAGCCGTATTATGTATCTCGGGACTCCTCAGACTACTTTTACTGTCTATCGTAAGTTGGCAGAGCGTTCGTACCGTCCGTTCGTTTGGCCAAGCAGATACCCCCGTAAAGGAAAGCTTAGTCAATACGAAGGACTCCTTGCCCCTCAAATAGTTGAGGATATAGAACAAGGAGTTGATGAATGGGATGTAACAGATCCAGATAGATTTAATAATGACGACCTAATAGAACGTGAAGCTGCTATGGGTCGTTCTAATTTCATGCTTCAATTCCAGCTGGATACCAGCTTAACAGATGCTGAGAAATTCCCCCTTAAGATGGCTGATTTGGTTGTCACTAGCGTTAACCCTAGCGAGGCTCCAGACAACTGCGTATGGTGCTCAGACCCCTCAAACGTTATCAAAGACCTCCCAACAGTCGGACTCCCAGGAGACTACTTTTACTCTCCAATGCAGTTATCAGGAGATTGGACACCCTACACCGAAACAATTTGCTCAGTTGATCCCTCTGGACGAGGAACAGATGAGACAGCAGCAGCGTTTATATCCCAAAAGAACGGGTTCCTATACTTGCATGAAATGCGAGCTTACAGAGACGGATACTCAGACCGCACCTTGTTGGATATACTTTCAGGATGTAGGAAATTTGGAGCTACAAAACTAGTTATCGAAACTAACTTTGGTGATGGTATGGTTTCTGAACTCTTTAAGAAACACATACAACAGACCAAACAATATATAGATGTAGATGAAGTTAGAGCAAATGTTAGAAAAGAAGACCGTATTATTGACGCTCTTGAACCTGTGCTTAATCAGCATAGATTGGTGGTTAATAGGTCGGTTATAGAGTGGGATTATAAATCTAACCCCGATGAAGCACCTGAATTAAGACTCATGTACATGCTATTCTATCAAATGAGTAGAATGTGTAGAGAAAAAGGTGCCGTGAAGCATGATGACCGCCTCGACTGTCTTGCACAAGGCGTACAGTACTTCACTGATGCTATGTCTATCTCCGCTAAAGAAGCAATAAGAATGCGTAAGCGTGATGAATGGAATAGTATGTTGGAGGATTTCCTTGATAGTCCCCAAAGTTCTGCTAATCATTTAGTGTTTGGTATGAATAAAGATCAAAGAGATCAGGCAAGAGGTTATTCTGGTAAATCTCCAGTCCCTACCTGGGTAAAATCAGATAACTGACTTATACAGGGGAAGGGAAGGGTGGACCCGACCCCTATGAGGGAATATCGTTGATCTCACGACCAACTATTCCCTCTTCTTAATATCATATGAGTTGATATTCCTAATACACCACCATTAAACTACCCATGACCGCCCCTAAACAACATAAACAAAGATACTACTATATCTTTTGGTCTATAGCAACTTTAGCAGTTGTATTAGGTCAAATATATGTAGCTACAGGTTATAGAAGTCTAGCATTAGCACTTAGAGAAGTGTTATTATGACAGATCAACCTATAATAGTAACAGGATGCCAAAGAAGTGGTACTACTATAGCTGCACATATCTTAGGTAACGCTAAACAGTATATAGTATTAGAAGATACAGATTGGGATCCATCTCCTCAAAATGTTCAAACTCTTAAAGATTTAGTATATAGTGGTAGATCTAGATTAGTAATTCAATCTCCTACAGCTTTATATAATTTCCATTTTATTCATCATCTTATACCCTCTATACATTGGGTAGGACTTAAACGTGATAAAAAAGACATCCTAGCCTCTATGAAGCGTGTTAAATGGATGCAAGACCTCTATACTGACCCAGAACCCTTCTATAGAGATCATATTCGCTATATGAATACACAATGGGGACTACTAAAGCAACTCTTACCGCCAGATAACTGGACTGAAGTTAATTATCCTGATGAATTACAGGATTATCCCGAATTTATACCGAAAAAACTCCGTAAAGACTTCACAATTAAGCAACATCGACTAAATGAACCTAAAGGTTCCAAATATTGGCTTAATGATGAAAAAGGACACAAAGAAGTTGCTGAAACTTCAAATACAGGCTCAAAAATGTTTAAATCGGGAGAAAGCAGTTAAAATCCTCAAGAAATACCGTAAAAAAATGACAAAAATGTCTGAGGTGGTATAGCGTTCTAGCCTGGACGCTGATCCCCCCATTGGGGACTGTTTATTATAATATTTAGCAAGTTTTTCCTGGAATTGACTGAAATTAATAATAATAACTTGATATTACTAATAGAAACTAATTAATATTTAAAAGTTGTATTAACTTCTTGCGATCTGTTGCGATATTAATAATAACAATTCACAGTCAGTAATAATAATAGATAGTAATAGTATTGAGCAGTAATAGTAATAGATAGTAATGATATAGTACAGTAATAATAATAGATAACGCATTGAATATAGGATCTCAACAGTCTCATGTGGGAATGCTGAAATATCATGACAGTCTCAGGATAATATGGTTATAATAGAGACATCGAGGGAAAGACAAAGGAGTTCTTTAACTAATATAATCTTTTTAGATTATTTACCTAAGTTCCAACCTCGATACTCAGTTAAGTCTCAAACGAGAAGTCTGGGTTTCCTAACAAAGGATAGCCAAGCGGATCAAGAAAGACTATAATGAGTTCACAAGGGTCAATCATCCTAAGTTCAGTTGAAATCCTTATTCACTAGATGAGAGCTTACTGCTTACCAATTGCTGACCAATCAATTACAGCGAAGCCTACATATTACTGGCGTGTCCTGTAAAAGTTATTGAAGATCACATTCGTAAGAGGTTTAATAAAGTGAGAATCTACTGCTGTCTAAGTTGTACCAGCGTTAGGAGTGGCATTTGAAAATTATTAACACACGCCCTCGTTTTTACAGGAGTTTAAGTTAATAGTGACAAGATCCATTGATCCTAGACATGGATAGATGTAAGGGGTAAGAACCTTAAATGACCGTGTATTAAACATGGTGGTTGTAACCTCTCTATCCATTTTATTCTTTCACTTATTACATGGAGTTATCATGGATGCAATTACTAAGATTAAAGAGAGCTACACGCTCGAAGATTTCCAGGAAATTGCTAATCATGGCTGTCAATCTGGTGTGTGCACTAAACACATATATTATGGTGACACCATCCAGTTCTATGAAACCTATGAAAACGAGATTACTAATCATATCAGAGATGCA